TTGAGAGGGTTAGTTAATTCACAGAAATCTCAAAGAACAGTTTATAATTTGTTTGAACCAATCTTTACAGGATTGAATGAAGCAATGGGAAATATAAACGCTTTCTCCTTTCACTACGATGAATCCAAGCAGACTTTTTACATAGTTGATAGACAGATTCAAGTTGCAAAAGGAGAAGTAATACCAGTATTAGATGTAACAGGACTACAGTCTACAGTTACAAAATTTGACTTTACAACAAAACTGTCACCTGCCATAACAACCATGGTAGCAGTCTCAGCACAAGCATCAGGACAGGATGTCGGCATAGAGGCAGAAGCCCTTTTAAGATGGAATCAAAATCTTACAGATAGGGTTATGACTAAGAGAAGGCAGAATATAACAACACAGGGTAGTACAGAGTCTGAAAAAGAGGCAACTAAACAACGAAGAGATAAAGTACAGAAAGGTAGAATAAAAGGAATAACCAAAGCGTTAAATGCAGTTTGGGCTACTAGAGTCTATAATAGAGAAGATATAAAAAATGCAGTAGTACAGTACCAGGCCTATGCTGCAGACTACATACAGTCCAGTAAGGATACCGGAAACACAGCTGGTCCGGCAGGTATTATTCCTTTTGAAGTATCATTAGAAATGGACGGAATTTCCGGTATTAAAATTGGACAGGCATTTCAAATTAATCAAGGCATCATGCCAAACAAATACCACGGAGTGGTAGGGTTTATAGTAACCGGAATAGAACATAACATCTCAGGTAACAGGTGGGCTACCAGGCTAAAAGCACAAACTATAATTCTAGACGGAATAGCAGGTAAAGACTTACCAGTTGATCCAACATCGGTAGGTACAGGTGTAGCTCCAAAAGAAGAAGAACAACAAGGGTTAGAACCAGTACCGGCAAATTATGAAAGCGTTACAGATGCTCAACTTTTTACATACTTATCATGGCAACAAGGACTAGAAGGAGCATCGCAGCATTATTCACTTTGGAAGCAAAACGGAAGAAGAAAACGGTACACCATATCAATTAAGAACATAAAAAATAACTGGCCAGGAAATAGAGTATCTAAAACCGGAGTTAAGAAATCAGAAATTGGAAGATACTACACCAATGACCAGCCAGGATTAGCAGCCGGGTTTGTTGATGTATGGAGACAGCAGTATTATGAAAAATTAACTCAAGGACTTAACTTACTAAACGGTAAAGGAAAAAATAGATCAGGAGTGCCTTATAGTACAATTAAACAGGCATTTGAAACTCATGCAAAACCAAGTCAAGGACTTACCTTCAACAGCTTAGCAGCATTTGGATTTATTGAAAACGCATACCATACAGATACTGTAGCAGGTGCAAAATATCAGTCTATGTTTCAGATGAATAAAACATATGATATATTCTCAAAAGTACTAAACGCAACTAATGCCGGCGAAGGGCATAAACCGGGATGGGTAGAATACGGACCACCTGATAAATTTGTAGCACAAGCAGTTCCGGCTATTATTAAAAATTATAACGACTTTAAAAAAAATTCAGGATTTGTAGCATAAGACATTAAGACAGTATGGCAAATATAGCAGTTAATCAATTTACTTTTAAGCCTATTGTAGATATGGATACAATTATTGTATCTGTATTTGCAGATGGTAAACTGATAAAGGACTTAGAATTCTCATTATCAGGGTATACCACAGACACTGCTGTTGCTGCTGCTAAGAATACAGCTGAGAATTTTGGTATACTAGGACCGGGTAATGTCGACCTCTATGAGAAAGTAGCAACTCCGGCTGCACCAGACGGAACACCAGCAGCAGCTCCAACCTATGTTTATGAAATAAAAAAGATAGCGTTTAGAACCTACATAGTAGTATACGAAGTAGGGAGTGGAGGTGAAAAAGAAATATATAAAGGACCTGAAGTAGCAAATACCCCTGCACAGACATTAGTTGATACTGCAATACTAGACATACAAGGACAATACCCAGGAGCAAAAGATATGACACTTAAGCCGTCAGCTACTCCTGCCAAGTATAAGTATGAAATAAAGAAGTATGGACCTCAAAAGTATATTGTAGTCTACGAAGTAGGAAGCACGGGTGAGAAACAAATCTTTGAAGGAAACAAATTAATTGGAGCTCCAGACGAGACTCTAGTTAATACAGCCATACTAGGGTTAGAAGGGAAATACCCGGGAGTTAAGGACATGACTCCTAAAACACCACCAGCGCCTACTGTTCCCAAAACAGAACCACCTGTAGAACCGCCCCCATCTCCACTACCTAAAAACCTGCAGACAAATGATCCGCCAAAATACATACCACCGTCTGCATATAAAAAAGCAAAAAACACTCCCGGAGGTGAATTTATCGTCAAAGAGACAGGAGCGGAGTACAAAGGACCTTATATTGAGACTGCTAAAAAACAGTACTTAGCAGGAGAAACTCCTGAACAAAATGGTGTTGAGTTAGAGAAGTTGGAAAGATCAGCAGGAATTCCTGATTTCGGAGGTCTTGATTTTTTATCACTAGGACTATCTCTATTTGCAGTATTACAATCAGCTTACAAGAAACAATTATCTCAGGATGAGATTGATAAAGGATTGGCAAAAAGGTATTTTGTACAAGATAATAGAACCAATAAGATATCGGAAACATCCCAAGAAGCATTTGAACAAGCAAAAACAGATCTACCTAATTTTAAATCTGCAGAGGTTGATTGGAATATAAGAACACCAGCCCAGGATGTAGTAATAAACGGGATTAAGTTCCAAGGATCAGAATCTAGAAACAAAGAAGCAATTAAGAACCTAGAAAGCCAATTACCGGGTATTTCAAATTACGTAACAGATTATACATACTTAGTTCCAGAAGTTCCATTACCAGAAAGTGTACTTCCTGTGGAAACCGAAACAATAAGTAAACCAGATCCAGCAACAGCTTTGGAGAATTCAAGAAAAGCAAGTTTCGATTTAAGAAAATAAAACTAAGGCTTGCTTTTGCAGGCCTTTTTTCTTATATTAAACTAAAGGTTATAACAAATGTTTTATATAGTAGAGTCAGATCAGCAAATTGAAATGCTGAGAAGTTATAGTGAAAAGGGAGCTTATATAGAAGTTATATCTTCTAATGATAACTACCACCCCATTCTAACCAAAACCATAGCAGTTTATCTTAGACCTTTAGATCATAGTGAAGGTTATATTATTCCAGTAAATCACGATGAAGGACTTAATGTAGATAAAAACCGTGTCTACGAACTACTAAAAGAGTACAAAACACTTTATACATATAATAAGAAAGAGTTACTGTATCACTTTGTGTTACGGGATGCTATAGATATTTCATTACTTTATTCAATGACAAAGTACGATAGGTTTGATTTACCTAGAATAAATTCAACCTACAACTGGTTTTATAATAGACTACCAGACTTTAAAGAAGTAAATGCACTCATACCTATTACAAAGTTATATGAAAAATGCGAAGAGAATTATAAAGCGATAGAATGCATATTGCAATACGCAATACCAAACGGGTTTGACTTCTACAATAAATCAGCTACCTTTATATTCTATTGGATTGAACAGTCAGGATTGAGAATAACCTACCCAGAATTTCTTAACCTATTCAAACCAAACAATCCAGTATTTAATATTCAAGATAGTATAACATATACATCTTACAACCTATACAACACAACTTCAAGACCAACCAATGCTTTCAACTCAGTTAACTTTGCAGCAATACCAAAAGCTCCTGAGTTTAGAAAAGCAATCATACCTCAGAACGATTGTTTTGTAGAAATGGACTTTGATGGATATCATTTAAGATTGTTATGTGAGCAAATTGGTTATGAACTAACAGATGAGTCAGCTCACATACAATTGGCAAGGCTTTACTTTGGTAAGGATGAAATAGCTGAGGAGGAATATGCAAAAGCAAAGCAAATTAACTTCCATGCAATATATGGAAAGATTCCACCGGAATATGCTTTCTTACCTATCTTTGAAAGAATACAGAACTACATAAACAGACTTTGGCAGCATTTTCAAGAAAAAGGATATGTGGAAGATCCAATATCAGGAAAGAGGTTTACAAACGAACTAAAAGATATGCATCCTCAGAAGCTAATGAACTACATGATGCAGTCGTTGGAAACAAGTAGAAATATTCTTATATTAAAGGATCTAATCATGTATTTACGTGATAAGAGAACCAAAATAGCTCTATATACATACGATGCTTTGGTCTTTGATTTTGATAAAAGAGACGGGAAAGAGGTATTAACAGCCATAGAAAAGATCATGAACCAAGATAACAAGTATCCGGTAAAGTTCAAATACAGTAACAATTTAGTTTTTTAAAATAAAATACCTATTTATAGATGACACAAAACACTATAAGCCCTAATATCTTCCAATATGATATCGAAGATATTTTCAACTCAACAGACATGAGCAATAAATTATTCTGTACTTTTTCCTCTGAAGAGAATTTAGATGAGGTATTAGGTACAATCCAAAATAAATACAAAATCATCTATAATAAGATCTTTGTTCTTTATTCAAAGAGCCAGGACGAATACATATGTACTTACAATGTGGATTTAGGTAATATCTCTAATTTCATATCAAATACTATTTTAGTACATAGAAAAAAAGAATCAAATACTTTATACACAATTAATTCACTCAACCGATTAATCGAATCACTGAATGGAGGAGTATTAGATACGAATTTTAAAATACACTGGCCTGACTATCAAAACTGCATACTACTTACAAAAGGTCCAGAATTAAAAAGAGTTAACACAAAATTATTCAGAATAGTAGAACTATAGTTGCTTTACTGAAGAATATTGCGTATATTAAATAAGAGTTTTAATCAAAATAGTTATATATGAATTTAGATGCAATCAAGGCCAAGCTGGCCGGACTGAACAACAACGGGAATGAAAGAGAGAAAATCGATTTCGATAAGATCTTCTGGAAGCCCACAAATGGAAAGCACAACGTACGAATTGTTCCTTCTGTTTACGACCCTTCTTTTCCTTTCAAGGAACTTAAATTTCACTACGGTATCGGGAAATTCCCTATGATCGCTTTATCGAATTTCGGTAAACAAGACCCTATTGAAGAGTTTGTAAAGGAATTAAGAAAAACATCTGACAAAGAGAATTGGTCTTTATCAGGAAAAATTTCTCCTAAGACTAGAATCTTCGCTCCAGTTATTGTGAGAGGGGAAGAAGACAAAGGAGTACGTTTATGGTCATTCGGTACCAACATCTATAAAGCATTACTTGCTTTAGCAGAAGATGAAGATATTGGAGATTACACAGACGTGATGAATGGTTATGATATGGTTGTAGAGCAAACACCAGGTAATCCTTACCCAACAACTACAGTGCGTATCAAACCTAAAACTTCTGCCTTGTCAGCTGATAATGCAAAAGTAGACTTATGGCTTAAAGAGCAACCAAATCCAACGGACTCTTTCACTCAATTCGATTATGAGTACATCAAAAAACAACTACAGGCTTATTTGAATCCTGGAGAGGAAGTACATCAAGCTCCGGCAGTACCTACCGAACCAAGCGAACCAACTCCTGCACCAGCAGCAGAAACTGACTTAGACAGAGCTTTAGGAAGTAACAAAACAGACTTCACTTTAGAAACTGCAACAGCAGGTAAGCAAAATACTGTAAGTAAATTTGATGACTTATTTAACGAATAGAAATGGCAAAAGCTAAAAGTGCAACTCAAACCGCTGGAGAAATAATCAAAGGCGGTTTTAGTTTAGACAAATTTAAAAAGAATAAAGGGTTCTCGAACACATCGGTAAAGTTTAAAGCACAGGATTGGATTCCGGTGTCAAAAGCATTTCAAGACATTGTTTCATTACCAGGTATTCCAACCGGGCATATAACCTTACTTAGAGGGCATTCCGACACAGGAAAAACTACACTCCTTTTAGAGGCTGCAGTAAATGCACAGAAGAAAGGTATCTTACCAGTATTCATTATCACTGAGATGAAATGGTCTTGGCCACATGCTGAGACGATGGGACTTGAGTTCTCACCAGTAGTTGATCAGACAACAGGCGAGATTCTAGACTACGAAGGCTTTTTCTTATATGCAGACCGAGGTACACTAAACACTATCGAAGACGTATCAGCATATATCTTAGACTTACTAGATGAACAAAAGAAAGGAAACCTTCCTTACGATTTATGTTTCTTCTGGGACTCTGTAGGATCTGTTCCTTGTGACTTATCTGTAAGATCAAATAAGAATAACAATGAATGGAATGCAGGAGCTATGTCTACCCAGTTTGGTAATAACCTAAATCAAAAGATTCTGTTATCAAGAAAAGAAGGTAATAAATACACAAATACTTTAGTTGCAATCAACAAAGTATGGACTATGAAACCTGAACATCCAATGGGACAACCTAAACTTCAGAATAAAGGAGGGATGGCAATGTGGTATGATGCAACTTTAATTGTAACATTTGGTAACATTACTAACTCAGGTACTTCAAAGATCAAAGCAATTGCTAAAGGTAAAGAGTATGAGTTTGCTAAGAAGACTAAAGTACAAGTTGAAAAGAATCACATCAACGGTATTCAATCCAGAGGAGCAATTGTAATGACCCAGCACGGTTTCATTGAAGATGAAAAGAAAGCTATTGATAACTACAAAGATCAATACAAAGGGACTTGGTCTGATATCTTAGGATCAACAGATTTCGAAGTAGCAGTTGAAGCTGAAGTAGGAGAAGATATTAGAGATATTGGATTGAACGATGACTAATTATTTAGATCTCCTAAATAAAATCGAACAAAAACCAGATAGAAAACTTAACGACCATGTTTTAATTGTAGATAGCATGAATACCTTTATAAGGTCTTTTGCAATGCTACAGTCAATGAATCCCCAAGGCCATCACACCGGTGGTCTTGTTGGTTTCTTGAGATCGTTAGGATTCTTAACCAGGACGTTTGATCCTACTAGAATCATTTGTGTATTTGACGGCCATGGTTCTTCTACAAACAGGAAGAATATGAATTCAGACTACAAAGCAAATAGGGGTCATACAAGAATAACTAACTGGGAGATATTCGATGATAAAGCAGATGAGTATGCTTCCATGACCATGCAAATGCATAGATTGGTTGAGTACTTACAATGTCTTCCAATTACTTTAATTTCTATTGATAAAGTTGAAGCCGACGATATTATTTCGTATCTTGCACAAGGATTTGCTTCAAAAGGGAATAAAGCAACAATTGTATCTTCGGATAAAGACTTTCTTCAGATAGTCGGAGAGAATTTAGAAGTTTATTCCCCTATCAAGAAAAAAACCTATGGAAAAAAAGAAGTACAGGAAGAAATAGGTATGTTACCGGAGAATTATTTAATCATGAAAGCACTACTGGGGGATGACTCAGATAATCTTTCAGGAATAAAAGGATTAGGTCCAAAGACCTTATTAAAAGAATTTCCCGGAATAGTAGAAGATCCTTTATTTGAATTAGCAGATATTCAAAAAATATGTAATGAAAAATTGCAGACTAAGAAAATATTTGCACAAATTCTATATGATTGGGATAAGGTAAAATTAAATCATCAAATGATGAATTTACTTGAGCCACGCTTGTCAGATGAGGAAATTTTTCATATATTAGATAAGATAAAAGAGAAGATTCCTTCTCTACAATCAGGACCATTTCTCCATATGTTAGAGATGGATAAAATAGAAGCATTA